ATTGATATGACAGGTTATACTGCTCTCTTTATTGCAATATTACCAACTAACGGCGGAAACATGGCGCTTAAGGCTGTTATGGGACCTTCTACACAGAGCTTTGCAAACTTAAGCCCAGTGAATGCGGGAGCTACGCTAAAGTATTCTCAAAATTTTACGGGTTCTTCTTCAACCTTTACGGCTTGTTTAGATGATAGTAGTGAGGCAATGACTGCTGACGTTTGGAATATATTCTTATTAGAAAGAGTAGCTAATCAAAAACTACTGCAACTTGAGGTAACTAATAATACGGGCGGTAATAGTGACATTGACTTTGCATATTTGAGGGTCGTTTAATGCCTACCAAAAGAGAACGCGAGTATTACCGTATGGGTTTTAGTGATGGCTATAAATCAGCCGATGTTTATAATGAAGCTTATGATATAGAAGGCGGTTTAGAACGTAGAGGTTTTAGAACTCCCTCAATGCGAGATATTCCGCCAAAATTGCCGATACGTAAATTATCAGCATGGCAAAAATACATTAAAAATAAACGTAACCACATAACATACCGTAACGGTAAATTAAATCTAAAAGCAATGGGCGTGCAATACAGGAAAAAGAAACGCCGATGATTGCTGAATTAATCTTAATAAGGAAACTGCTCGAGAAAACTCCGAATGAGTCAACACCATCCCGAGCAGTTCTCCCGAAGTCTTTTGTTAAACCGTTTCAAAGACGGCCTAAAACTATAACACGTAAAAAATCAATAGGTCCAGCCTTAGGGTTGAAGAAATACTTCTAATGCCTTATGCCTTGATTCCTGAAGGGTTCACCCTTAAGAAAGTTACAAAGGCACAAGAGAAGGCAGTAAAGGATAAGCGACGACATGATGACGTTATAGCAATACTTAACAATCCTGAAACAATTACATTAATCGCTGGAATTATATCAGGTGGTTTATTAATTCAACAATTAAAAGGTTTAGATATTCCAGAAATACCTGATTATGAGGGCGTAGTAGCCAAAATTGATGCTAAACTTAATCCTGTTACAATAGTTAAAGATAAAACTTCAGCTATTCCATCAGGCATTACGGCATCTTTAGAAACTTTAACAAGTGCATTATTAGAAAGGGAACAAAACAAGTAAGAATGCGCTATAAAAGTGATTTACTAGATCAAGCAACTTTTTGGAGAGAGGGGTAATTGAACCCCGATTTAATTTATCTCTTTGTAGGAGAGATTGTCATTATTCTTGCTCTTTATCGTTTTCTCTTAAGAGACTGGGTTATAGATAAGTGGGAAGAAAAAATAGAAGAGGAAGGTTGGCTAGTTGTTAAACTAGAGCCTGTAATAGATGAGATAGAAGATAGAATGCATGAAAAGTTACAAGCATTTCAGGATTCTTTTTTTGGTTCTGTAGGGGCAATGACTAAGAAAGCCAAAGATTTAGACCCAATGAACAACATAAGAAAAGCTGTAAAAGGTGGAGATTGGGGTTCAGCAATGGTTGAGTATATGGCAAACAAGGCAAATTTAGGGCATTTACTTGGCTCAGAAAGCCAAAAAGAGGGGGTAAACAGCTCTGAAATCAACTCTAAACCACTTATTCCTAAGAAACTTTTTAAATAAATAACGTTCTATAAGGTGTCTAGGTAACTGTTAATTTAAATATTTAATTTAATGGTTCCTTCTTATTTCAGGGTAGTGTTATTTACATAAATAATATATACTGGCTTTCAAATAACAAATTATGGTGTACGACTTTGAAAGGAATAAATTGAGACAGCAAGAAATCGAAGTGAGAGCTTTGGTAGCATTATCCGCATATGGTTCTAAACCACAAAAATGGAACGCATTAAAACATTTAGAATATATTGCATACCCTGAAGAATTAGCAGAAAAGATAAATCAAGAAAAACTGGAGTATCAATAATGATTTGTGACGATTGCAAAAAGAAATTTAATAATGATGAAGACTTTTTATTGCATCATTGTCCAATTATAGAAACTCTAGATGACCACTATTTTTGGAGATTTAAATGATTTGTAAACGTTGTAATCAGGACTGGTTAGATATAGTCAAGCAAAAGTATTGCCCAGTATGCGGGAATGATAAATTAGAGGTTAGCAGATACGATGATTTGTAAACGTTGCGACGGATGCATTCCAGATAATGCAACTAGTAGAGCTCCGTATTGTAGACACTGTTTCAAAGCAATGGCGGGTCACTAAATGGGTAGAAAACGCGGGGAAACTAAAGAGACCGTTACTATTAGACTAACGCCTAAAGCTAGATTAAAGGTAGATGAAATAAAGAAGTGGCGGGTTAGACAGGCGATATACGGCAGTGGTAGAGAGTTTACTAATTCAATGATTATTGAACAAGCAATAAACCAATATTACAGGGTAACTGATATTGAATTAAGAGATGCAACACGCTGTGGAAGATGCGACCAGAAGCGCGAATAGGCTATAAATATCGTTAATCTAGTAAATTCTAAGTTTAAGGGATTAAGTATATATAACGGAATAAACATTATTTGATTATGGCACCAAGACGTAAAGCCCCAAGACGTAGGGCAAGAAAATCATTTAACATTTCAGCAATAGAAGCTGGAACAGCAATTTCATTAGCACAATCCACTGGCGCAAGTAGCGCAGTAGATGAGATGTTAGCAGGGAATTTTAAAGGCGCATTAAGCACTTTAGAATCCAATATTATGGGTAATAAGCAAAAGATTACAGCTACCCTTGCAGGGGCTTTAGTCGCAAAAGCATTAACAAAAGGTTTTGCTAGCGGAACCTTGGCCAAACTTGGCCCAATCCGCATAAAGGCATAAGGAAAAAATATGGCATTCTATCGAACAAGAGAGGGAGCATTAACTTCAGCAGACAGTTTTACAGCATTAGGGTCACTTTATGGCCAGTCTACTACAAGTTCTATACAAATCCCAAAACAAGCTACTCAAATAGTGGGTATTATAGCAACAGTATCAAGTGACAGCGCAACAAATGGCGCAACAACATTTGCAATGCAACTAAGCGGTGACGGATTAAGTCAAGGACAAGAGACCATGACAGTAGGAAGTCAAGGCGTAGACGGAACACCAGCATCAAACGGTGCTACTAATCTACCTTTTAGTTTAGATGTAGCAATACCAGTTGTAGGTTCTAATCAAGTTAGCGTTGCTATGGCAATGGATACAGACGTCGGCACATGTTCTTGTGCTGTAACTTTAGTATTTGCATAAGGTAATATGGCATATAACCGAGAAGGTTATGCCCCTTGGAGTTTAACCAGGAAAGCAGGCGTTCAATCAGCAACAGTAAACGGTGATATTGAAGTACCCCAGTATGTACAACCAGTATTAGACACTGGTTTTGTAGATGAAAAGGGTGATTGGAAAGGCACTAAGTCTAGTGATGAGTCTTTTATTATTTCAGATAAAGCGCTAGCAATAGGTAATGGTGTAGCTGTATTATTTCCTAATACAGCAGATAGAGATTTTATTGATATGACAGGTTATACTGCTCTCTTTATTGCAATATTACCAACTAACGGCGGAAACATGGCGCTTAAGGCTGTTATGGGACCTTCTACACAGAGCTTTGCAAACTTAAGCCCAGTGAAT